GAGGAGATCAAAAGAGAGGTCCTGCGCCAGGGAGTCGACCTCGTTGGAGTCGAGGTAAACGGCTTCCAGAAGTCGGGTTTTCAAGAGCTGATTTCAGACCCAGAGGTCAGCCACATAGCATTTGTCCCGGTAAAGCAGGACACAGACAAGCTGTCAAGGGCGCTACTCGTCAGCAGCAAGGCAGCAAACGGGAAGCTGTTCATCAGGCAGGGGGCTTCGTGGGCCGAGGCTCTGATCTACGAGTTTGTGACCTTCCCGGGCCAGCATGACGACATCGTGGATGCTGTGACAGGGGCTGTTGAGCTGCTGCTGCGGTCCAGCGCCCGGGGAAAGGAGACGGCAGCTCCGGTATCAATCAAAAAACCTACTGGTAGAATCAGAAAAAGGAGGAGGCAGTTTTGAGGAGACTTCATAAGAGCATATCAAGCCGAAAGCAGACCCAGATCTTGAAGGAGATCGGTGTCTCAGGCCTGAGGAGGATGGGCGGCCAGATCTACGCAGACCCGGAGAGGAAGCTGCACGGGACGGCGGGCATGGAGATCTATGATCTCATGTCCCGCTCGGACCCGATCATAGCCGGAGGGCTGCTCATCATCGAGTCGATGGTCGAGCAGGTACCATGGTTCATCCGGCCAGGCGGGACAGACGAGGAGGACCTGCAGGCTGCAGCCCACCTAGAAAGCTGCATCCATGACATGAGCGTGAGCTGGAACCAGACTGTCACCGAAATACTGTCGATGCTACGCTTCGGATGGTCCTACATGGAGATAACATACAAGATCCGAAGGGGCCGGCATGAGAGAAAACCGCAGTTTCGGAGTCAGTACAATGACGGGACAATCGGCTGGAGGCGCTGGGCTCCGAGGTCGCAGCTCACCATGTGGGAGTGGGTGTTCGACGACGAGGGAGATCATTCGCTCCTGGGGATGAACCAGAGAGATCCCCTCACCGGGGAGATCTATTTCGTGCCGCTCGACAAGTCACTGCTGTTTAGGTTCAGGACGACAGACGACAATCCAGAGGGCGAGTCACCGCTTCGGGGAGCTTACGAGCCGTGGCTCTCGAAGTCTATCATTGAGGACCTGCTCAAGACTGGAATGGAGAGGGACCTGGCCGGGATCCCGGTGCTCAGGGCTCCGAAGAAGGTGATCGAGGCCAAGACATCGAAGGAGGCGGAGGCAAAGCAGGACGCCCTGGACCTGGTGACTGGGATCAGAAACGACGAGGAGGCCGGGGTGCTCCTGTCCTCGGAGTGCGACGAGAAGGGCAACCCGCTCTGGGATCTGAAGCTCTTGACAGGGGGCGGCCAGAAGCAGTTTAATATCGTCCAGGTCCTGAACATGTACGACCAGCGGATTGCGGGCTCTTTTTTGGTTGACATCATTCTCCTGGGGGCTGGCCGGCAGGGGTCGTATGCTTTGGCGGAGACAAAGAACAGGGTTTTGACGGTGGCGATATCCGCAATCCTGGATCGGATCTGCGAGACCATAAACCAGCATGCAGTGAGCAGGCTGGCTGAGATGAACCAGGAGATTTACGAGGAGAGGGAGAGGCTGCCGGAGCTGGCTCATGGAAAGGTCGAGAACCCGAACCTGGAGCAGCTTGCAGAAGCCCTCCAAAAGCTGGGGTTCAAGGCCGAGTGGGCGGACCCGGACGGGCTGATTGAGAACCATCTTCGAGAGCTGGCGGATTTGCCGACAGAAAGTACCGCAAGTGTGGAGGGTGACGCAGTGCAAAAGCAGTCTCTTGAGAAGGCGTGGCAGTGCAGGAAGCCCTGAGGAGCGTGCATTTGCATGGCGTATAGATGGCACATAGGCGGGCCGAATCCGTGCAAGGCCTGCCTGGAGAGGGACGGCCAGATCTTCGAGGGCGAGTTCGAGCCGCTTCATCCGAACTGCGTATGCTGGCCGGAGCCGGTAAGCGACTGGGAGGGGACGGTCGCAAGCGTAAACGAGTTTGCAGAGGAGATGAGCAAAAGCCGGGACGTGCCTCTCTGGACCGGCAGCAGCCGAGGCCCAAAGATCGCATTCGTAGCAGCCTCACCAAGCCAATATGATGCAGCCCGGGGGGTTCCGATCACTGGAGCCGAAGGATCGGGCTTTAAACAGGCTGTCTTAGAGCCGCTGGGGCTCAGAAAATCCGAGGTGGGCATAACCTACCTGGTGCCAAGACTTCTCAAGGCTAGAGGGCACTGCAGGCCTCCAAAGGCCGAAGAGGTCAAAAAGAGTATGCCCGGGCTGCTTAAAGACCTCCAGGCGATCCAGCCGGACATCATAATCACGCTCGGAAAGCAGGCTGCTGAGGCCATGGGTCCGAGGGCTGACTTCGCTCTGCCTCATCCCGGGGCGCTCGCCAACCCTGCAATCGAGAAAGAGGTCAGCAGGAAGGTCAAGAAGATCAGAAAGACGATGAAAGAGGGTTTATACCCAAGGAAGAGCTTTCTTCTTCCTGAAAGACGAACGAAGCTACTCAAGGCCCCGACCGAGGTTGCCGAGGATCAGCACCTCGTCTATTGTGTCGTCTTAGAGCCAGGGACCCCAGACGGGGAGGGGGACGTGTTTTCGGCAGAGCTCATCGAACAGCTTGCCCACGAATACTGTGCAGGACTGTTTCGGCAGTTCCAGAACTGGCATTCGGGGCAGGAGGTCCAGGCTCTGCTTGTAGAGTCAGAGATCGCCAAAACAGATTACGACTGGATGGGCCAGCCGATCAAGAAAGGCTCCTGGGTGGTCTGTATCAAGATCCTCTCAGAGTACATCTGGAGGCTCATCAAGGCCGGGATCTATCAGGGGATCTCTGTGGGGGGCGAGTATGTCAGAGTACAACGGGCATGAAATTTACGATGTGCTGAGCGCATGGATCAAGGAAATTTCGTTCGCCCCGCAGGGAATCAATGGCAAGAAGTACCTACTGGTGAAGGCTATGGACAAAAAGGAGCTGAAGAAGATCCTCACCGAAGACGATGAGGAGCTGAGCCTGGCACTGGAGAAGGCGGGGCTGTTCGATGAGAGCCTTGAGGCGGCTGAGATCGTGGGCAAGCTGCTGAAGGCTTACGGGGACGAGCTGCCGAACGGCTTCCTAACAGTGCTGGCAAAAGCGGTCGGAATGGAGCCGCCTGAAGGCATGGGGAAGGGCCTGGAAGAGGAGAAGCTGGAGAAGGCGGAAGCCTTGGCAGAAGAAGTCAAGCAGGCAGCCGAAGGAGATGGCAGCCCGGGTGAGGACCTGTACAAGATCCTCGAAAAGGCCGACCCGTCTCTCAAAGAAGCTATTCTGAACATGGAGAAGGCAGCCAAGAGCGCCGAGGAGAAGGCCCGGAGGGCCGAGGAGCGGGCGGAGAAGCTGGAAAAGGCGGCCAGGGAGAGCCACTACAACAGCCTGATGGAGGAGCTGAAGGCCCTGCCTGGAGACCACGAGAAGCTGAAGAAGGCTCTGATGGCGCTTCACGAGGTAAATCCCGTGGACACAGCGGTGATCACCGGGATGCTCAAGGCAGCAGCCTCGGCGGTCGAGCACGGTGGCCTTTCTGAGGCCGGCAGGTCGATGTCAAAGTCAGTGACATACAGCACTGACGCAGAGGCGCAGATTCATGCGATGGCCAAGCAGCTCATGAAGAAGGCCCCGGAGATGTCAGAGGAGGAGGCCCTGTGTGCCGTCCTGGAAAAGACCCCGGAGCTGTACGACGAGTACGAGCGTCAGAGGATGGCAAGGGAGAGCTGAACATGGCAATTGAAGACTCAGGGTTCTCGCAGTCTCTTGAGGCAGGCGCAGACCTGAGCGCCAAGCAGTTCTACGCATGTAAGCTGGACTCAAACGGAAGGGCTGTGCTCTGCGTAGCTGGCGATCCTCTGACAGCAGGCGTGTGCCTGGGGACGCCGGTAGTCGGAGAGGCAGCTTCATTCGGAGTGGTCGGCCTGTTCCCGGTGATCCTCGGTGGGACCGTGGCAGTCGGCGACAAGCTGACGCCGAACGCGAGCGGGTCTTTCGTCAAGGCCTACGGGGCGGACGCAGTGGCAGGGATCGCCCAGGAGGCGGGAGTCTCGGGGAACATAATCACAGCGATGATCATGCCTATGGTTTCAAAGAACATGGGCAACAACACAATGGAGATCCCGATAACCCTTGCGAACATAACAGCAGCAGGAGATCAGGTCACAAGCATGGTGCCTGGGTTTGCAGGACGCATTCTCAAAGTGTTCTTCGTAGTCCTTGTACCGGTAACAACCACAGGCAAGGCAGCGACACTGAACCTGGAGATCGGCACAACAGATCTGACTGGCGGGGCGGTGGCTCTGACATCGGCTAACTGTGCGACAAAAGGTGCAGTCGTGGCGGGGTCGGCAATCACAGGAGCCAACGTTTTCAGCGAGACGGACCAAATCAGCGTAGAGGCATCAGCTGTTACGGCATTTGCAGAAGGGTCCGGAATGCTCGTGATCGTGATGGGATAAAGGAGGATTGAATAGCATGGCAATAGAGCAATCAGGGTTCTCGCAATCTCTTGAGGCCGGCGCAGACCTGAGCGCCAAGCAGTTCTACGCCTGCAAGCTGGACTCAAACGGAAAGGCGGTGCTCTGCGTGGCCGCAGAATCACTAACGGCGGGCGTGTGCCTGGGAACGCCGGCAGCAGGAGAGGCAGCTTCGTTCGGAGTGGTCGGCCTGTTCCCAGTAGTCCTAGGTGGGAGTGTAAACGCGGGTGCAAAGCTCGAAGTAAACGCGAGCGGGCAATTCATAACTCTGGCGTCTGGAAAGGCGGCTGGGGTTGCCCAGGAGGGCGGAGCTTCAGGGAACATTATAACTGCCCTGATACTTCCGCAGATGTAGATTTGGTGGGGGTAAAAAGAAATGCCAGTAGAACCAAGTCCCGATAGGGTTAACGAGCTGCTGACAAAGTTCTCTGTGCTGTACTTGCAGCAGCAAGAGGGATTCGGCTATCACAAGATGTTCTCGATGCTGCCGGTCGAGCATAGAAGCGACTCGTACATGGAATACGGAATCGGCCAGTTCTTCACTGATGAGGCCAGGCAGATAGCGCCAGGAGAGGAGTCCCCGGTGGGCAACTTCGTGGGGACTGAGGTGAGCTACCTGTGCAAGAAGTATGCCCTGAGGAAGGGAGTGACCGAGGAGGATTACGATAACGCGGGCAATCGTCTGGGTCCTCAGAGGGTGGCCACGGCGTACACGACCCAGAAGGTCATGATCGCGCTGGAAAGGCTGTTCGCAAACAACTTCCTCACAACTGGGGTCTGGGGAGCCGACATGCAGGGTGTAGCATCCGGGCCGACAACGAACCAGTTCGTGCAGTGGGATGCAACAGCGAATGTAACGATCCTGAAAAACGTCGAGATATGGAAGGAGAAAGTCGCAACAGCTTGCGGCCAGCCTCCAAATGTGCTCGGACTGTCTCCTGATGTCTACGCAGTGCTCAGGAGCGCGGCAGAGGTCAGGGACCTGACAAAGTACACAAGCTCGGATTCGATCTCTCTCAAGGTCCTGGCAAGGCTGTTCGACCTGGAGCGCGTGGTTGTGATGGGCGGGATCTACAACAGCGCAAAGCAGGGGGCGACTCCAGCTCTGGCCAGGGTGGCCAGCAAGAAGATCCTTCTGGCATACTCACCGGAGGTCGCAACGCCGGAGTCAGTCACAGCAGGAATTTGCTTCGGATGGAAAGGCAAGAAGGGTCTGTCGAAGTACGGCACGAGGGTCAAGCAGTGGTATGAAGAGGCCACTGAATCCGACATCATCCAGACTGAGGGATACGTGGATCTGAAGAAGATCTGCGCGCCTTGCGGCCTGTACGCCTACAACGTCATAGCCTGAGAGATGTAGATCTATGCCGGGATGGCTGTAGGCAGCCCGGCTGTCTTTTTTTTTAAAGGAGGGGAGGAGCTTTGACATTTACTTACATCGGTAACGGGAGCACAGACTTGGACATCCTGAGGAGGATGATCGGGGACAAAGATTCTGATGATCCTCTAATGACAGACGAAGAGCTGTCAGCTATTCTGGGAGAGAACGATCACAACATAAACCGCTCTGCTGCGGTAGCTTGCGAAGAGATTGCATCTGCGTTCGCCAGGCAGGCGGTGCAGGCAGTTGGTGATCTGACTCAGAACCTGGCCCAGAAGTCGGACAACTACCGCAAGCAGGCCCGACTTTTCTGGCAGAGGGACGACGGCGGTC